TTCTTATCTTTTTTTATTTTTCTTTTTGTTTTTTTAATCTCATTAACTGTTAATTTATTTTGTTCAATTGATTTTAATCTATCTTCATATAATTTTGGTATGCCACTAATAAATAAATATCTAAATCCTTGTAAATAAGAATCACATAGATCATCTTTCTTCGAATGTACTTCGAGATATTTCTTTTCATTTTCATTAATTAGTGTTTGGCAATAAATTAATCCTAAACCTTTTGTAATTTCATATTCCTCTCTTTTATCTTTAGCTTTTCCTATTTTTTCAGATGTTACCTCTTTCATAACTTTCAATTTATTAGATGGTGAAATAAATTTTATATTCTTTATTTTTGAATTTGTTTTTTGTTTATCAATTATACCTCTAAATACAAAATATGAATATAATAAAGTAGCTATTGTTTTCATATTTGGGTTTTTTAATGATGGTTGATTTTCAATTAATACTTCTTCAACATCTAAAAATAATTTAAATGAATCTAATTTTGTAAATAATTTAGTTGCTATCTCTTGTATTGGTTGTTGTGAACAATTCTGTCCTTGGAGTTTTTTAGGCTTATATTTTGTTAAAATCTTTTTTGTATCTTTTTCATGTTTATCACAAAAAGACCATTCCTTATTATCTGAAATCACAATTGAAGCTGGATTTTTACATTTTAAATGATTACAAATAAAAGTATTAGTATCTTCTAATTTATTAATGGTTGGAATATATTTTATTGAATGTGCTTTACATAGTGTTTTTGTTTCATCAGAATCAGTTGATAAAGAAATAAGTGAAGTAAATCTCGCAATTTTGCCACATTTATTTTTTGTTCTTAATTCATAACAACATAGATCCCTATCTTCGACAAGATTAATTATGTCCCAATCTTTTACAACTATTAAATCATTGTGTTTTGTCATTAAACAAAAAGCTAAATTTTTAATACCTACATCAAATGATAAAATCTTTGTTTCCATTTATATAATAATCAAAATAAATTTTAATCTTTAATTATTAAAAATTGAAATATAAACATCCTTAAAGAAATATTTTATATTTATATTAAGAATTAGATAATGTATACAATAATTAATGCACAATTTAACACACAATTTATGAAACAATGGAATTATCCAGAAGATGTAGAAAAATTACGTAAACAAGAAGAAGAAAAAAAATATAATAGAATTTGTAAAATAAATATGAAAATACTTGAAAATTGTATTAAATATAATGCTATTGAAAATTTAGATAGAACAAAATTATATGATAAAACTTTTATTTGTAAAAACTTTATTAGTAAATCTGGAGAAACTTGGATGCAAAATGAGGAAATTGAACATTTTTCACATAATATAAAATATCAAATCAAAGAACTTGGAATAGAACACACATATAATAAAAATAATATTTTAATTGAAAATAGTAGTAGTTTCATGATAAAATATGTATTTCCGTCAAATTTTATTCCTAAAAATACATTTACAACTATTAATGATTCATTTATATTTAGAATTAGTAATAATAAAATAGAAGATAACAAACAACAAAAAATGATGGAGGTTATAGAATTATCTAAATAAAAAATTGATTTAAATAGTTATTAATTACAATATTTATTTATATAAAACACATATAAAACATATAGATGACAGATATAAAAAGTAAATTAGAGAAAAAACTCGAGGTTGATATTAAGAAGACAATATTACCAGCTGATGTTACAATAAATACAATGACTATTATTTGTGATACTGATATTATTTTTAATGTTGCTAATATTGCTAAATATATTGATCTCAATCCATTATCTATTATAGATATTAAATATGGAAGATCTGGAGATAATATGACAAATAGAACTCTGTCAAAACGCAAACGTGGTAAAAAAATTAAAAAGAAGAAAAAGGTATTCTTTAATCAAGTATCTATAAAGATTATGATTGAAGACAAAAAAGATAGACCAGTAAATATTAAATTATTTTCTAATGGATCAATGCAATTAACAGGTTGTAAAGTTGTTAAGAATGCATTAGATACTGTTGAGAAGATTTATGAAGAACTAAAAAAAGTTAAAGCAATTGTAAATCCAACAACAATGAAAATTGAAGAAAAACCATTTTGCACTGATCTATCACAATTAAAATTAGAAAAGATTAAAAATATTTATGTAGCTATGATTGTTAGTAAGTTTATATTTCCAGTTAAAATTAATAGACCAAATCTTCATAAACTTCTTGTTAAAGACGAATATGAAGTTACATACAATCCAGAATCACATTCTTCAGTTGATATTAAACATAAATGCGGTAAAGATAAAATTTCTATTTTTGTTTTTGAAAAAGGTCCAATTGTAATTACTGGTGCAAAGACATGTGAACAAATTTTATATGCTTATAATTTTATCAATACATATTTATTAACTAATCATAAAGAAATATCTAAGAGAAATTTAGGTCAGAATGATATTGAAAAGTTTTTAAATCCTATTACTGAATCTGATTCCGAAGTTTGTATGAATTTTCATAAATTATAAACTAATTCTTTTAATTTTGCTTTAGCTTGATCCAACTTTTCTTGAATTGTAATAGCCATAGATTTTGAGGTTGACCATCTTCTGTTTTCATATTGTTTGGGATGTTTTTCTATATTTAACCATTCTCTAAATTTATCTTTATTTGTACCATATATTTCTGAATAATATAAAACATATTTTGGCATATCTTCTTGTTTTAACCCTTCTGGTAATTTTTTAGCATTATATTTTCTATTTCTTTTATCTGTATTTTGATTTTGCTCAGATTGAGTAGCAAATCTTAAATTCTCTTTTCTATTATCTAGTTTATCACGATTTTTATGATCTACTGATAGTGTAGAATATTTTTTTTCATTATGTTTTTTACAGATTACTTGATGAAGATAAACAGTTGTTCGTGTAATATAATTTTTAGTTTGTATATAACCAATTTTTTCAATATGCCATGTTGGATATTTATTTTCAATTGGATTAATAACATCTTTATAATCTTCAATAGAAAATGTTGTATATGCATTAGTTTCACAATACATAATATAATATTCTTCTTCAGATTTATCTGTTACTAACCAATGAGGATTGCGTATAGATCCAGAACAACAGCCATGTGTAACAAAATGACCAGGATGTGATTTTTTAATTATTAAATTATCTTTATCTGGTAATTCATATTCAGATAAAGTTTTCCATGCATTCTTAATTGTTTCATTTCTACTTTTATTTGAGTTTTCTTTGAATAATTCTTGATTTAATAATTGAATTTTTGATAATACTTCTTCTGACTCGGATGACTCCGAATTATCATTAACTTTTTCTTTTTGTACTTTATTTATTGGTTTCTTTGTTGTTGATTTCTGTTTAATTTCTTCATCTAAATTATCATATGTTTCATCATCAGATTTAAATCTGAAATTCATGACAGGGTCGGTTTTATTTGATGTTGATTTATTTAATGTTAATTGTTCTGTTTTATTTACTTTATTTATTTGATTATCGATAATCTTTGTTGGTTTCTTTACAGGTCTTTTTATTTTATGTCTTTTTTCTTCGACAAATTTTTTTGCTTTTGCTGCATCTACTTCAAAAGAATCATATGATTCAAATCTTTCAAGAACACTATCAATAATCTTATGATCTTTTTCAGTATCATTAAGTTCTCTATGATAATTAACTTTTCCACCACGTTCCATAATATTAATATAAATAGAAATATTAATATAAATTTCAGCACATTTTGAATTCAATTTTTAGTAAAAAACTATATACAAATAAATATCTAATTTCCAAAAAAGAGTAATAGCATAATATATAACACACTTTCTAGTTCGCGTAAGCAAGCCCTCCCATACCACTCATAATTCTAAGAACATTGTATGAGAATGCATAGATGTTAACATTGGTATTTTCGTATATATTTACTATTTTAACATTGCCATCAGTTCTGAGGTTATCAGCATATTGTACATTGAGAAGGGTAGTATCAATGCGTGATAAGTTAGCAGAACCAGAAGGTTGATGTTGTTCGGGGTTAAGAGCGAATGAGTATACGTTAACACCATCGGCTGGAGTGCGTGTGTGGTGTTGATATGGTTGAACATAGTTGAAGTAAGCACCATTTTGCATATCAAATCTGTCATGACCGTTAAGTTTGAGTTGAGCAGTTGTTACAAGATTACCATTGCCATTAAGATCGAGACCATAGTTGGTAGGATCTTGTACCATTACATCGCGTACCGCAGTAGCACTAGTTACTACAGTTTCAGCACGCGTATCATTAAGATCATCAACTGGTACTGAGAGATCAGCAAGAGTAAGAGTATGTTCAATAACAGTTACAGCATCAGTTGGAAGGAGGCGAGCAATATTATGACAAGTTGCTGCAGCTGTTCTTACGCCAGTAGTAGGGTTTCTAAATACTACATCTTGAGTGCCACTAATTTCGAGAGAAACTAAAACGGAGTTAATCTTACTGGGAAGATGTACAGTATTATTACCAAGACATTCAGGATTTACCCATAAACCTGCAAATGTAAGACTACCGGCAGATGTATTGTTTACAAGAACAGTAATATCAATACCAGTAGTATTACTTGCACTGGTTGGTTTTACATAGGATGATGAATTGGCAGCAACAGCTGGTAAAGCTAATGATGTCCATCCATTAGCTGCAGCAGGGCAAGCTGAACCAGAAGCACATAAGAACATACCAGCAGCAACATTTTGGGCACCATATTCAACGGCGGAAGCTTCATCGCGTTCACCAGAGTAGGTGAGGAAAGATTGACCACTGTTCCAGCAACCAAGTTGGGGAGTGAATACAATTTCCTTGGTAGGATGGTTGAATTCGAGTTTGTGTTTTTGATTTAGAGTAGGAATACTGTCGGGAGAGTTGAATTGAAGTTGTTCAATGAGGTATTCATGACCAACTTGAGCCATTCTGCGGCGTTCTTCGGAATCAAGATAGATGTAATCAACCATCAATCCAGCTTCGCCAAAATGAAGACTATTTACACTAGTTAAACTGTTATAACCAGATGATACTAAAAGGTCAGCTGCAGAATTAAATTCAATAGTGAAGCGAACTTCGTGATATTGAAGAGCAATAAGAGGAAGAGCAAGACCAGTGTTGCGGTTGAATGAGAATTGGAAGGGAATATAAAGTTCATATTCTGGAAGAATAGCATCGTCAACTTCTTTAGGGCCACGTAATTCAGTGAGTGCTGGAACATCACCAATCATAGCGCGATATCCACGTTCTTGGTCAACAGTGTGGGTTAGTTCATACCATACATCCATCCATGTACCCCAATGTTTATCAATTTGAGAACCACCAATTGTGAGTTCAATGTTGTTAATAAGAGCATGTCCGACGCGTTTGACCCATGCAACACGTGTATTATATACATCATTTGCTACAAAAGGAGCAATTGATTCATCAACAGCTGGAAGGACTACACGAAGATACATTCTTGTGGCAAGATCACCATTACGGAGAACTTGGACAGTATTTCTCTTGCCGAAATCAGCAGAGTCTAATGGAAGTTCAATACATTCCATTGAAAAGTTAGTGTGTCTACGATAGACAACTTTGAAATATGTAATTTGAGGATTACCAGTAAGGTAAACATCTTGAGCACCATAAGCAACTAATTGCATTAATCCACCACCCATTTTAGTATATAATTGGTTTTAGAAAAAAAATTATTAAAACTATATTAAAACTAATTTTAAAACTAATCATTTTCAAACCTGTTTTAGGTGTCATTTATACTTTTATATATAATTATTAAACTTATTATTAAACTCGTTTTTTGTGTTAAAAATATTTATTTTATTTTTACTTAAACATATATATCAAATTTAAATTTATTGATAACAATTTATGTCTGTTTTTAAATCAAAACCTACAAAGGTTAAAGTTGCAAATGAACGCGGTACATTAGATGAAATACATAGAGAAACAATAGAAAGTTTTAATGAGGGTAGAAAATTACATGATCAAAATAAACAAAAAATTTATTTATTAAAAGAAAAATTAAAAACACTTAATATAAATAATGATAATTATGATAAAATAAATTTAATTAAAAATAAAATTAAAAATTTGGAAAATGAAAATAAAAATATTGACATACTAAATGATGAATTAAATTATTTTGTCAAAAATAGTGATATTTTATTAAATTATTATAAAGATGATAGTAAAATAGATGATATAGATGAGATAAGCGACAATGAAGATAATAATAATCTATTAGATGATAATGATACAGATGATTTTCTTGATAAATTAAATTCATTTGATCAAGGACCAACAAAAGAAATAAAACATAATAAACAAAAACGAAAAAAAAATAAGGAAGAATCAATTGAATGTAAATCTATATTAAGTTTTTTATCAACAAATTCAACAAATTCAACAAATTCAACAAATTTAACAAATGTAGGAAATACAGAAAATGGAGATTCGAATACAGAAGAATTAATACCATCAATTATAGTTGAAAAAGGTACATTAAAAAATCAATATTTAATGTTAAATGATCCTATTTTTAATTGTAAAAAAACAAAACTATCACCAATAAAAATATGTCCAACATGTACGATTGAAAAAACATTGATACAATCAGAAGGTATTTATGTATGTCAAAAATGTGGTAAATTTGAATATGTTATAATTGAAAGTGAAATTCCATCACATAAAGATTCAATGAATGAAAAACCAAAATATCCCTATAAAACTATTAATCATTTAATTGAAAGATTAAATCAATTTCAAGGTAAACAAACAACCATTATTCCTAAAGATATATATACATTAATTGATGTCGAATTAAAAAAAATGTTAGTTGAAAAAGAAGATGTTAATCCAATAATAATTAAAAAAATTCTTAAAAAATATAGATTAAATATTTATTATGAACATTGTTATTTAATATTCTCAACAGTAACAGATACACCACCACCTTCATTAACACGCGATGAAGAGGAAAAAGTTAAAAATATGTTTAAAGATACAGAAAAACCATTTAAAAAATATAAACCAAAAAATAGATCAAATTGTCTTAATTATTCATATACTCTACATAAATTATTTTTGATTTTAGCAGATTTTGCTAAACAAAATGGCGATACAGATGTTATTACTCGCATGTTAAATAATGCAAAATATTTTGGTTTATTAAAAAGTAGAGATAAACTTAAAATGCAAGATTTAATTTGGAGAAAAATATGTTTAAATCTAGGTTGGACATATCATCCATCATTTTAAATATTAAATATATTTAAACAATAAATAATTATATTTTAGATTATATCAATGGAAACTGAAAATTCACAACAAAAAGTAGTTAACAAAAAAACAAATGAACAATCTTCAACATATGAAGAAGAATATGAGCAAGATATGGTAAAATACACTAAAATCGACAATCTTGATGAGGATCCAGTTAATGGTGACAATATTAATTATATTCTTGTATCTTTTGCTTCACCAGAAGGAATTATGAATTGTAATATTAGAGCATTTAAAATTCGTAATTACAAGGGTAAACCTGCAATTTTTAGTACATATGAAGAAGCTGATCGTGCTGCAAAAGAACTTCAATTAATTGATAAATATTTTGATGTATTTGTTATGACCAATGGAAAATGGTATGCGTGGGACCCTAATCCGGCAGATCGTAAATATGTACAATCTGAGAAATTTGATAATTCAAAAGAACAAGAAGTTATGGATGGAATTAATAATACTGTAGTTGAACGTGAACAAAAACAACTTAATGAAATGAATGCATTAATTGGCAAGAAGAAAGCGTTAGTTGATAATAGTAAAGAAGAAAATAAAAAACGTAAAGAAGAATTAATTAAACAAGGTACAACAGAAAATACAACAGAAAATACAACAGAAAATACAACAGAAAATACAACAGAAAATACAACAGAAAATACAACACCGCAAAAGAAAACTCAACACAATAATCTTGCTATTAAAGAAAAACTTCGTAAACGTATTCAAGAAAAACGTATGGAAGAACTTAAAAAACCCGCTAATACTACTGAACTTGTATCTAAATCAAAAGTTGATGAAGTTAAACAAAGTGAATCAGATGTTAAAACAGTTAATGAAAATATTAATAAAGCAAAACAACTTTTAGCAAAGATGAAACAAACTAATCAGTAGTTAATATAATAATACATCTTATAGAGCACTAACAAAATATTTATTAATTTTCTCAGTTTTTCTCTTATCGAGATCATTTAAACTCATAATCCATGGGTCGGGTCTTGAGAACATTGTTTCAAAAACATCAGATGGGAAAACAGGTTCATTTAATTCATCTTGATATGATTTAGGTAAATATCTATATATAATTTTTTCGATTGGTTTTTCTTTTTCCTTATATCTATAATATTGATCAATATATAGAATTAAAAATCCAATTAATAAAATAACAATACCTATCAATTTACTATTCATTATATTAGTAAATTAACAAAATAAATTATCTATTTCTAAATTTTTGTAAAGCTTTTTGTTTAGGGTCAATTACATTACCATCATCATCAACTTCTTGTTTCTCAATATTTAAATTAATTTTTGATTTTCTAATTTGTGAACACCATGACCCATAATCTATCTTATTATTTGAATTACTAATTTTCCAATCTTTATTATAATTTTTTTTATGATATAATTGAAATTGTTTACAACCCATTCTTACTTGTATACAAGTAAGATCTGGAGCTTTATACCAAAATATTCGTTCGAGTGGATTAGTAACCTTTCTTCTATTATCAATAACCATACAATTATTATCTAATGTAAGTTTTGTAAAAACTTGTACAAAAGAATTAAAATTTGGTAACATTCCAGCATAATGATCAAAAATTCTTTTTTGATTTGAAACAGTTTCTTCTTTTAATAAAAAAAAATAATCAAAATTTGATCTTAATTCTGGTGTAATACCCAGTGGATATTGCATAGTTAATATATACATAATTTTATAATGTCGCCCATTAAATAATAATTCTTGAATTGGTTGATCTCTCATCCATGTACCTTTGGATGATAAACAATCATCCATTATAATATATGCACGTTCATCTAATGTTTTTCCTATTTGTTCACGTTGTTTTTTTTTCTCAATTATTTCTGTTTGTCTTGCTAAAATTTTCTGTATTAATTCAGTTCTATATTCATAATGAATATATGAATCAGGAAAAAAATTATTATAAAAAGAACTCATTCTGTCAGTTGGCGATAAAATCATTCCAGCTGGAATTTTTCTATAATGATGCATAATAGCTCTTACAACCCAACTTTTACCAGAACCACGTTTTGCAACCATTACAATTGCAGGATTTTCAACAAATTCTTCAAATTTAAATTGTCTAATTGGTAAAGACGAACCATTGCGTAGATCAATATCTTTTATACCCATTATACATATAATTAAAGAGAAAAAAAAATAAATAATAGACGAAGTAAATAAAATAATAAACATATTAAATAAACATATTAAATAAACATATTAAATAAACATATTAAATAAACATATTAAATAAACATATT